TAGCAACTACCGAGACTTTCTCGGCGGTTGCTATTTTTATACGCAAAAACAGCGAAGCACTGCTGTTTTGAATAAATAAAACTCAAATGGCGAAGAACCGCCACCGAAGAAAAGGAGAGAACCCCCATGGCAAAATTTACACGCGCTGAAATCCGTAAAATTATTGGCGAAAGCTGCACTGACGAAATTGAAAATCAGCTGGTGGCGCTCCATCTGGGCGTTGTTGACCCGCTGAAGGACGACGTCACGCGGTATAAAGCCGATGCAGAAAAGCTGCCGGGCGTTCAGAAGGAGTTGGACGACCTGAAAGCGCAGGGCGACGGCGGCTACAAGGCTAAGTATGAAGCAGAGCACAAGGCTTTTGTGGACTACAAGGCCAACGTAGACGCTGAGAAAACAACGGCTGCCAAAGAAAAGGCGCTGTCCGACGTCCTGCTGAAAATCGGCATTTCTGAAAAACGGATTTCCTCTGTCGCACGCCTTGCAAAGGGAGACGGCCTGCTTGACAAACTGGAATTGGATGACAAGGGCGCTATCAAAGACGCAGCTGCACTTGAAAAGAGCCTCAAGACCGATTATGGCGAGTACATCACCAAGAGCAGCACCAAAGGCGCAGACACGTCTACTCCCCCTGCCAACAATGGCGGCAAGGCCATGACGCGGGAGGACATCTACAAGACGGACGACAAGGGCCGTTATGTACTGTCCACCTCCGAGCGGCAGGCGGCGCTTGTGGACCTCATGCAAAACGAATCTGACGATTAACAGAAAGGAGCCAATATATGGCTGCAAAAACTAACCTGACTACCGCTGCCCAGATTACTGTCAACGCCCGCGAGGTTGACTTCGTCACCCGCTTTGGCAAGAACTGGGACGCGCTGCGCACCATCATGGGCATTATGCGCCCCATCCGCAAGGCACCCGGCACGAAGCTTGTCTCCTATGAGGCCACTGTTGACGGCACTCTGGCTGGCGGTACGTCCGTTGCCGAGGGCGATGAGATTCCGCTGACCAAGATGAAGGTCGAGCCCAAAACCTACGGCGACATTGAGATTGCCAAGTACGCTAAGAGCGTATCCGTTGAGGCAGTCGCCAAGTACGGCGCAGATGTTGCCGTTGAAAAGACCGACGAGGCGTTCCTTGTCGCCCTGCAGAACAATGTTCTGGGCGACTTCTACACCTTCCTGAACACTGGCTCTCTGGCTGTAGCTGCTACCACTTGGCAGCAGGGTCTTGCTCTGGCAAAGGGCAACGTGCTGGACAAGTTCGCCAGCATGGATCGTGATGTTACCGAGGTTGTCGGCTTTGCCAACATTCTGGACTTCTACGGCTATCTGGGCGACAAGGAAATTACCACGCAGACCGCATTCGGCCTGACCTATGTTCAGAATTTCATGGGTTATTCCACTCTGTTCCTGCTGCCCGAAAAGTACATTGCAAAGAACAAGGTTATCGCCGTGCCTGTTGAGAATATCGACCTGTATTACATCGACCCTGCCGACAGCGATTTCGCCAAGCTGGGCCTGAACTATACCGTCGAGGGCGAAACCAACCTGATTGGCGTTCATGTTGACGGCGACTACAGCCGCGCAACTGGCGATATGTACGCTCTTATGGGCATGAAGCTGTGGGCAGAGTACCTGGACGGTATCGCCGTTGCCACCATTACGCCCGCAGAAACCCGGAGCGCAAAAACTGTCAAGGCAGAACAGTAAAAAAGAGGGAGTGCAATGCTTGAAGAATTGATGAGGGAGTGCCGGAACTGGTTTGTCACACAGAATGGCGTCCATCTGGGCGAGTTCAGCATCAAGGGCGGGAGCATTGCGCTCCCTTTTTTGCGTGCCGGACAGTATTTCCGCATTGTGGGCAGCGTTATGAACGATGGTGTGTATCAATACGGTAACTGCTCGTTAAGAGATGAAACGTTTGATGGCGCTGTCTGGGCCATGGCCGTGCCTGCCGAATTTCTGCGCCTTGAAGAAGAAATCAAGGCGTGGCGCACGCAGTACGAGAACGCCGCAAATAGCCCATTTCAAAGCGAGAGCTTTGCCGGGTACAGTTACACCAAATCGAGCGCAAACGGCAATTCTGGCGGCTCTGTGACGGGCTGGCAGGGCGTGTTTGCTTCTCGGCTGAACAAATGGAGAAAGCTATGAGCCTTTTAGATGATTTTTCGCATAGCTGCATCATCATGGACAAGCTGACAAAGCCTGACGGAGAAGGCGGCTATGCTACCGAGTGGAGAGAGGGCGCCGAGTTTGCGAATTACGTTGCACTGGACAGCAGCCTTGAAGCACGGCAGGCCGAAGCGCAGGGCGTGACCAGCGTATATACAGGCATTGTGCGGAAAGATGTGCCCATCGAGTACGGCAGCGTGTACAAGGACGTGACGACCGGGTCATATTTCCGGGTCACGAGCCGCCCGGAAGAAAAGCAAGCCCCGGCAAGCGCTTCCACTATGCTGAACGGCCTAAAAAGTTTTACGGCTGAACGATTGCGGGAGGGATTGCCTACATGACAAAGGGCGCTGCATTACAGCAGTTTTTCGGGCAATTTATGACCGCATACCCCAGCAACGCCGTGCCGAAAGACGCGGTGCTCCCATACCTGACATATGATGCCGTGTTTGACGCATGGGGCGGCGGGGCGGTATCGCTGACGGTCAACATGTGGTTCCATACCACGAGCGAAGCAGTGCCCAATGCAAAGGCGCTTGAGCTTTCTGACGCGCTGGGCATTGGCGGCGTGACGCTGCCGGTAGATGGCGGCTTGATTTGGTTAAAACGCGGATCACCGTTCTGCCAATCGCTGGCAGATGACACAGACAAAAACTTAAAACGGCGGTACATCAACGTGACCGCCGAATTTTTATGCCTAAATTGAGGTGAAAGCATGAAATTTACTCGTATTCCTGAATCTGCGTTTAAGGAACTGGTCTTGAACGCGGGTTATCTTGCAACTACGTTTGACCCGGCTGCCGGTACTGCGCCGGAAGAAAGTGCGCTGCTGGGCGCCACGACTGGCGGCATCAACTTTACGGCTGTGCCAAGCTTTACCGACTTCGGCGAGGACATCGACAACTGTCCCAAGAACATGAAAGAGCTGAAGCAGATTGAATCTTGGGAAGTCAAGTGCAGTGGCACTTATGTTTCGGCATCTCCTACTAATGTAAAAAGTATGCTTGGCGCAGCAGAGGAAACAACCACTTCCAAGGTTTCAAAAATCACGCCGCGCAACGACCTGAAGGACAGCGACTTTACCGATTTGTGGCTACTGTGCGACTATTCAGACAAGCACGGCACTACGAATGGCGGTTTCTGCGCCATTCACATGCTGAATACGCTGTCTACAGGCGGTTTCAGCTTGCAGACGGGCGACAAGGAAAAAGGCCAGATGAGCTTTGAATACACGGCGCACTACTCCATTACCGCGCAGGACACTGTGCCGTGCGAGGTGTATATCAAGGCCGGAGAGGATGAAGCATAATGCGGAATTTTTCTGAACTTAGCACTGACGAAGCGCTGGAAGTTGTTTTGCAAATCGCGCAGCCCATCACAAACCTGATCGATGATGAAGCGCTTGTGAAAGAGATGCAGAAAGCGATGCCGAAGGGCGAAACGACCCGTATTGCAATGCAGCGTTTTGGCCTTGCGAAAATTGTTAAGCTGCTGAACATTGCGTTGAAACAGCACCGCGAGGACGTGTACGGAATTCTCGCACCGTTCAACGGCCTGACGGTGGAAGAAATCGGCAAGCAGAATTTCCTTATCACCTGCAAGCAGGTTGCCGACCTGTTGAACGATAAGGGGTTTGTTGATTTTTTCAAATCGTATCTCGGTGGCGGGCAGAACAAGTAATCCCTGTACTGCTGAAAATGCCGAAACTGAGCGCAAAGGCGCTTGTGTCGGCGCTTCCTTACGCTTTAAAAGCTGATTTTGAAGAACAGATGTACAAGGTGTACATGACTGACAGTGCGTGGAGCCTTGTAGTAGCTATAACAGGCGTAAAGGACAGGCCAGCGAGATATATTGATATCATCCACCCGCCCAAAGTGGATACGCGGACACCAGAACAGGTGCAGGCGGATTTCAAAGACTTTGCGGCGCGGCATGGATTGAAAGAAGCAGAGAAAAAAGCCGCCCAAACAGAGGGCGGCTAAACTTAGAAACAATTTTTGATAATGGCTTTATAGGTTGGCTCGTCAACTTCCAGCAGGAAGCGCTT